ACGCCCGCCTTTTTGGCAATTTTGGAAACGAAAGAAGCATATTACCCAAGGGGAAGTATTAGCCCAAAAACTCACCAAAGCCCCTATGTCTGAACTCTCTGAAGCTTTTTTTAAGGCATTAGGACAAATGGATATACGCTCTTTTTTCGTCATTTCCACTTCCCTCAAAGGAATGATGATCACCAAGCCAACGAAGGAAGTGGAGAACGAAACGATAGTATCTGGGGACTCGTAGGCTCGTTTGCCAAGCAATATAGGCTAACCTTTGACTATGTCCTAAATATGAGCTATGCCAATGTAATGCTATATAGCTCTGTGATACCCTCGTATGATTACGATAAGAAAGACAAAAAGGAAGCACCAAAAAATGAAACACGAACTGACTTTGCGGGCTTTCTTTCAAAATTAAAAGCACTTCAGTAGTGGTTAGCGATTAGTTGTTAGACTATGGCAGCTAATCATTAATCACTAACCACTAATCATTAATATTATGCAAGAAAATGAAGGCAAGTTGCTCTTTGAAGTAAGAGCAGACCAAAGCGATATAAAGAAAGATATAGAAGCTATCAAAAAGCAATTTGAGAGCTTAACCAAGAAAACCCAAGAAGAGGGAGAGAAGCAGGCGCAAGTATGGCAGAACCTTATCAAGGGCGCAACTGCTTATTTCACCTTTCAGGGAGCCACTGCCTTTATAAAACAAGTGATAGCCGTCCGCTCCCAGTTCCAACAGCTTGAAATTGCCTTTGGCACCACGCTAAAGAGCAAGGAGAAAGCCAATGCCTTAATGGCACAAATGACTGATTTGGCAGCTAAAACCCCTTTCGGACTACAAGAAGTATCTGAAGGGGCTAAGCGCTTACTTGCTTTTCAAGTTCCTGCTCAAGAGGTAACGGAAACGCTTAGGCGTATGGGTGATGTCGCTGCTGGATTGGGAGTGCCTATGGGACAACTCATTCACGTGTACGGGCAAGTCAAAGCACAAGGAAAGCTAATGACTAACGACTTATACCAGTTCATGAATGCAGGTATTCCTATCATTGCTGAATTGAGTAAGGTCGTGGGTAAGAGTGAAACCGAGATTAAAGATATGGTTTCAGCAGGAAAGATAGGCTTTGCTGAAGTACAAGCTGTTATCAAAGGTATGACTGACGAGGGCGGGTTATTCTACAACCTAATGGCAGAACAGAGTAAGACCCTAAGTGGTCAGCTGTCCAACTTGGAAGATAACTTTGACAATATGCTCAACGAGATAGGTAAGGCTACTGAGGGGATTGCTTCAGGAGCTATCTCAAGCGTGGCTTTCTTGGTTGAGAATTACCAAACCTTGGGTAAGATAATAGCAGGACTTATTGCCACTTATGGTACGTATCGTACAGCTGTACTTGTGAATATTGCCCTTACCAAAGGTTGGTCTATAGCTACTAAGGAAGATGCTATTGCAAAAGGTATTCAGACTGCTGCTACTAAAGCTCAAACTATAGCTACTGCTGCCTTAAACACCGTAATGAAAGCTAATCCTTATGTATTAGTAGCTACTGCAGTGGTTGGCTTGGGTGTTGCTATGTGGGCATTGAAAGATAACACCACAGCAGCAGAGAAAGCACAGCAGGACTATAACAACCAAAAACAGAAAGCTATAGACTGGGAGCAACAGCATAAACAAAAGATTGACGACCTGATAGAGAGTGCCACTAATCAAGCATTAGCAGATACAGAGCGACAAAAAGCCCTTATTGCATTGCAAAATGAATACCCTAATATCTTTGCTAAGTACGATATTGAGACTCTTAAATTAGCAGATATACTCAAACTAAAGCAGGAGATAGCTAAACACGATTCAGAAGAGAAGAAATACCATCGTACCAATGAATTTCTGAAGTATCAAGACTTTGAAAAAGCATTAAATAAAGCAAAGACAGGTAAAAGCACTTATGATATAAGTAAGCTAAAAAACTCCATTCTTGACGAGGAAATGACTCGTGTATTTGGCAAAAACTGGTTCAATGGGAGTAATCTATCTGATGTAGAAAAGTACATCAAAGAAAGGCAGAAAATTGCAAAGAATGATGTTAAGGGGGATGTTATTGCTTCTTGGACATCGAATCTTAAGAACCTATCAGAGGACGAGATAAAGAAAGAATTAGAGCATAGGCAGAAACTCATTGCGGACTTGCAAAAGCAGAAGAAAGCAGGTAACAAATGGGCTTCTCATGGGGTGAATTTTGGTGGTGATTGGTTTGCTTTCAATGAAGAGGAACTACAAGCACAATCAAAGACATTACAGGCACAATTGGATAAACTCCATGAGCAGACATATAGTTATACTGACCTTTCTAAAAAGTATTCCGCAGCTGTAAAGAAAGCCGAGCAGGAACTTGCCAATATAACCAACAACAAAGCAGGATATAAAACGGAAAGCGACTATCAGAAAGCTGTGGCAGAAGCTAAGGAGAACCTTAAACAAGCGCAAAAAGTTCTTGATGATTTTTCAGTTTCTAAAAACAAAGGGACAAAAAACCAAAAAACCAAATCCGAACTCCCTACTTTTGACTACGAAAAAGCAGCTCGTGAAGAAGCTCGAAGAGAGCAGGATTTTCTTTTTCAGAAAGAGCAGGATCGTATCAACATCATGGAGGACGGAGCAAAGAAACGCCTTGCTATCATTCAGCTTGATTATGATAGACAAGAAGAGGAAATACGCCGTCGTACCGAAGACCAAATGGCAGCTTTTATCGAGCAGCAGAAAGCACAAGCAGAAGCAGAAGGTAAATGGAAAAGAGGACAAGCCTTTAATGAAGACACCCCAGAAATCAATGCCCACAGAGCCAAGCTACAAACAGAGGAGCAACAACTGTTAGCCTCCAATCATGATTATATGCTCTACCAACAAGAGCAGGTATATAAGGAGCTATTGGAGAAGTACCAAACGTATACAGACCAACGCAAAGCCATTGAGGAAAAGTACAACGCTGACATTGCCGCCTTGCAAGCCAAGTTAGGTGCAGACGCTCCACAAGTGAAAAAAGCGCAAGATGAAAAAGCTCGTGAGCTTAAAAAGCTGGACATACTCTACAAGAAAGAGGGTACCGCTATCGCTAAACTCTTTGAGAATATGCGCAAAAAGACTGTCAAGGAGATACGAGAGACCATAGCCGATGCTGAAAAGGAGATTGACCAGCTGGCAAGTATGCTTGACATGGGAGATAAGGACAATGTGGATTATATCCAAAACCTTAAACAGCAGTTGGAGCAAGCAAGAGATACAGCTGATCGTGGAGATACAGTCTTTGGCAAACTTGGTACAAGTATCAAAAATCTATTCAAAGCCAAACCTAACACCGCAGAATGGCAAGAAGCATTTAATGGTATGCTTTCCTCTGCTCAATCTATCACAAGCGAATTTGGACAGTTAGGACAAGAGTTTGAAAAGCTTGGGCAGAGTACTGGGAATGAGAGCTTAAAGAGGATAGGACAAACTATGCAAACGGTAAGTAACACTCTTAACCGTACATTATCAATGGCGCAGACAGGAGGATCTATAGGAGGTGGTTGGGGTGCCGCTATTGGAGCTGTAGTAGGATTAGTTACATCGGGCATTGAAGCACAATCAAAAGCACGTATGGAACATGAAAGAAAGATACAAGAAATTACCGCTGCTAAACTAAATCAACAGAGTGATTATAATCGTCTTTTATATGAAGAGCGAATGTTACATAAAGAAAACACTTCTGTATTTGGAAAAAAAGAAGTTGCTATTGCTCTGGGTTATCTAAAGGAATATAGACAACAATGGGAAGGACTACAAAAAGACATAAAAAGTGGACTTACAAAGGAAAGAAAGGATTATCTTGATCAAAATAGATTTCGTATTTTAAATAAAAATTGGTTTGATAATCAATCAGAATTTGAACAAAAAGCAAGTAATCTTGAAAAAATAAATATAGCAATTGGAAGCTATACCAAAGGATCTTTATGGTGGAAAAAAACAGAAACAATATGGGGGGGAATTACAAGTGTTTATCCTGAATTGATAAAAGCTAACGGTGAATTTAATGCGGAATTGGCTAAAAGTATTATAAAAAATGTAGAGTTTGGAGAAAGTGGAAAGCAAGCGTTACAAGATATTATTGATCAATATGATCGAGCGCAAGAATCTCAAAAGAAGTTTGAGGAGTATGTGCAGAATACCTTTGGAGAGCTTGGAAAGGATATTACCAACAGTGTATATACTGCTCTTCAAAAAGGAGAAGATGCGTTTGAAAGTTTCTCAAAAACCATAGGAAATGTAATGGGTAAATTAGGAAAACAACTGATGTATGAATTATATGTAGCGGATATTTTTAAAGACTTGCAAGCAAAAGTATTACAAGCTGGTAAGAATAGCAAAGGAGATAGTAAAGTTTTTGCAGAACAATCGTCTAAACTTGTAGGTGATTTTGGTAGTGCTATGAAGGGCAAAATTGGTGAAATGCAACAATTTTTAAAAGATTGGAATACTATGAGTAGTAATATAGGCTTTGACTTTATTAATGAGCAACGCAAAGCGGTAGAAAAAGGATTATCTCGTATGAGCCAAGACAGTGCAGACGAACTTAATGGACAATTTAGATTACAAACCCAACTAAGTGCAGAGATGAAGAATGCGATGTTGCAAAGCGTTAAAGAATTTACCGAAACGCATGAGTTTATGAAGGTTTCCTTTGCTCAACAGTTAAAACATCTTGCAGGGATCGAAGCTAATACCTACAAACTCCATAAGATAGAAACAGATATAGCTAACATGAAAGCTGGCATTAGCGAAATTACAACCAAAGGAATTAAGATAAGGTCATAATAAAAGCCCCTTAATTGGGGCTTTTATTATTTAACTTTCTTATATATATGTGTATCATCTGATATTTTTTCTATTTTCCCGCCGTATTCCGTCACCTCTTCAAACATACGCCTAATCTCTATATCATTTTTATTATCTTCATTACAAAGATTGTAAGTTTTTCCATTTAACTCATAAGAGCATTTTTTTTCTTTCATTTCAAAAGAATATTTTAAATACTTTTTTGTCTGTGTTGCGTAGCTTATAAAGTAATACACTTTATAATCCCAATAAGAATATTCTCCTTCCTTCACTAAACGACTCTTGAATATTTCAAAAAAATTCCTTCTATCTTCATGAGAAAAATAGTAATTATTCTTTGAAAACCCAAAATCATGAGTTATACCCGATGAAGAGTATTTATAATCTCCTACTAACCAATTAGGCACATTTAATTTGTATTGACTAAAATCTTCTTCCTTTTCGTCTTCGCTCTTAGAGCACCCCAAGGCAATCAGCCCTACGAGCATCAATAATACTTTTTTCATGTGTTATGTATTTAAGTTAGTAAATTTCAACTGTATGTAGTAGGCGTTCCTTGTGAGTGTAAATATCGTCCAAGCTGTCAATAAATACCTTTTCGGAGCTGTCTTTTCCTTTGTCAAAGAACTCGATATATTTCTTTGCACCGTTGAAGTGTAACCTACAAATAGGCTTGCGATTGTTATCGTCCAACAATATTCCAAAATAGGAAATAGTATCTCGATAGGCAATTCGTGAAGCGGGTACTTTCTCTCTGACAATTGCTTTGATTATCTGAAAGCCCTCTAACTCTTCCTCTGTGGTAATGATCCTACTTTCATCTCCCTCGTCTATAGGCTCCATTTCTGAAGGTTCATCCTTGGGCTGTTGTGCTTTTCCCTCGTTAATGTCAAGGGCTGTTTTCAGGCGCGTACTGATTGAGTCATTAAAGTAAG